GAGCATCCTGTTCCTTTACAATACGCTCAAGCATCTTTTCAATACCACCATTACGGGAAAGTCTGAGTTCAGTCAGCTCAGCTTCATTAAGATTGAAGTAGAAGTCTTCAGTTCTTTCATTTCCGTCGTAATCGACGTACTTAATTGTTTTCTTTAACATCTTTTTCTCCTTTCCAAAAAGAAAAAGGCCCCATATTTCAGAGGCCTTTAGTTAAATTACTTTAAGATCTCGTTCTTAATTTCGTCCGGTAAAGGAAGTCTTGCAGCAGCTTGGGAGCTACCGTAAAGAACATCTTCCAAAGCCGTTAACTTAGCCTTATTAGCTTGTGTAAACTTTGTAGAGTCGATTTCGACAACACAAGTCGGCTTTAAACCAGTTACAGGAACCGGAGTGCAAGAAACTTCCCAAGAGAATTCGACTGCTGCAGGTGAGTCATTGACAGTGTCATGAGTCTGAGCAGAAGGAGAAGCCTTGCAACCGTAAACTAAGTGCAGCTTGTAACCGAAGTCGTCACCGGCAATATCATTACCGACCTTAGTTCTGTAGCAGAAACCAAAGACTTTTCTTTCCTGCTGACGAACAGAAGCACCTGCAACCAGTTCTGCGGAACCATCGCACTGCTCGAATTCATCCGGATAAGTATAAGCTCTGATCGTGCCACCATATTCTTCAGCTGAGAACATTGTTGCATAGTTAATGTTATCAGCCCAAAGTTTCGTAGCTTCAGCGCCGGAAGGATTCTCATCGAAACCTAAGAGACCATTCCATGCCACGCCGTTTACGTATTCGTTATCACTATTAGGGATGTATAATACACCCTGGTCAATGCCGGTTTCGTAAATTTTCTCACCGACCTGATCCCAAACGATTCTTTCAGGCATTAATTATTTCCTCCAAATTAAAAATATAAGTTGAATACATCGTGATAAAGATTGTCATTAATAAAACGACGATCGAAGGTGCAGTATGGTAGAGCCAATAGCTGCTCGATCAGATCGTCGTTATCAGGTTCTTTACCGATTAATGTAATCGAATATAAGCGAAGATTTCGATATGCTGTATTGTCTGCATGGTCCGTATTAATCGTATCCATGGAATATATAATGCACGGATACGTAATTTTAGAGCTATTAGGCTTCTGCCAATACACCTTAAATGTCTGGTATTTGGATGCCATAATGGCATGTAGAATCGGTGATAGTTCTTTTCTATCTCTCATCTGTCCAAACACCTCCAAGTGTCATTGTGAGCCTAGGATACTGCACCTCGATGCTAGTCACTCTCCATCTAACGCCCATGTATGTTGCATATCGAATATTATGAAAGTTTTCTCTTGCGTATGGATCAGTGAGGAAACTGATCTTATTGCTAATGGTAATGTCATTATTAATTTCACTTCCCGTTTGCATAGACCTTGAAATTGAGAGAATATCACCAGGATAAGGTCTCTCAATAATTACCTCAGTCCATTCGTCAAGATCAGTTTCTCTCGTCTCGGCAAAGCCGATCCGTCCATACCACTTAGCCATTTCTAGCCTTCGTTGTTAGAACCTGCGTTGTTGGAAGGAACAGCTAAAACGATGGCAGAATGAGGCAGAGTTAAAGCACCGGAGCAACGAGTTTCGATCAGGTACTTGTACTGGTTGTAGTCGATATCGAAGTCATCGAACAGGTTGACCTGGCCACCCTTGTTAGCGCCGACATTGTAGTCTTTCAGGTCAAGAGCACAACCGTAGAAGCCTTCCGGAATAACGCTTGCAGGAACCTTAACAACCTTTTCAACTCCGAGGTATGCAGCTAAATCAGTCAGGTTCTTGTGGAGTCTGTGGCCGATCTGATCTTCTTCTAAGAGCATATCAGAAACGATACCTGCAGATAAGAACAGAATAACATTGCCGGAACCTTCGTAGCTATCCATAGCCTTGACCATAGTTCTGCTAATTGCATGAGGAATGGTCTCGTTTGGATTCGGAGTGACATCAAACTTCATAGCATAGAGGTTCTGATCAGTATCCTTAATGACCGGAATGATTGCAGCTTCGTTGATCTTGTCATTATCCTGAGCGCCTCTGCCATCACCGAACAGGTAAGCACGAGCTCTTTCCTCATCCAGCTTGGTGCGCATTTCACCCTTGATCCATGCAACAACATCCAGATCAGTGATGTCGATCAGATCATCTCTATCGAAGCCCTGCTTCTTATAGATCGTGGTCGGAGCAACTTCTCTCTTTAAAAGACGGAAGACTTCTTCAACCTTCTTGTTACCCTTGACATAACCTTTTGCACGAGCAGTGTCCATGGTGATGTCAGCAAAGACCATTTTGATCTTAGCAAACGGAGTGTGATGAACACCGTTGTTTACGACTGAAATCCAGCCGGAAGGATTGGTGTTGATGAACGGAACGCCGCTGTTAACGTTCTTGTAATCCGGGAATAAGTAGCCGAGGTTCTGAACATTGTTCATAGCAGTGTGCTCTAAAGAAGTAACGTCGCCAAGACCGTGTTCGATGAAAGATTCTCTCATAGAACCGTATCTCTTAGCATCCTTCATAGCTTCTTCGATTTCAGCATGCATGATCATATCGTCGCCACCTTCGTTAGAAAATAAGTTGTGATCCATTTCTTCTTCGTCTCCTTTATCGCTTGACTCTTTATCTTCAGCAGCCATGCCGACTAAAGCGTACATGACGTTCTTCTGTTCTTCGGTCATAGAGTCAATAACATCCTGAACAGTCTTTTCTTTTTCTGGCATTTTATCTCCTTCTTTTGGTTGTTTCGCTGCAAGTTCAGCCTTTAAGCCATCATCGCCAGCAGCATGTTCTACAGTATCTTCACTGTTTTCAGACACAGTTTCTTCTTTTGGTTCTTCTTCCGGAATTTCTACTTCATCTTCCGGTTCTGAATGTACAAGATAGTCACCTGTGTAGATGATCGCTTCTTCGTCAGATCCGTCGGCATGAGCCATAACGGTATCGATGTAAGCGCCTGGATTAGCACCCGCTAGAACCAAACTTACTTCACGTATAATGCCATGCAAGACATTACCGCCGTCCTGTTTCAACTTGTTTGCACAAATAGAAAGAGCCGTTAAATCTCCATGCTGGACCATAAGTTTGGCATTTCTGCCCTTCTCAGTGTCATTAAAAAAGCCATATGTATACACTCCTTCGGGTCTGTTCTCTAAAAGAGCGTGTCCAATGACTTCATCAAGATCACCGTGATTATGGTTCCATACAAGAGGAACGATCTTTCCGTTCTGATCGGCAAAAGCGTTCGCTCTGATTGTTCTGCCGTCAGCGCACTTCAAGTCGTTTCTAGTAGCCCATCCAGAAAAATCGTAATTCTTCTTCATTTTGATTTCTCCTTCGAATCTACTTAACAGAAGCATCGTCAGCTACCGGTAACTCTGGTACTTCCTGACTTTGCTGTCCAAGATCTTCCTCGATCTGCTCAGTAGACTTGTTCAAGTTCCTGTTTCTAAGTTTGTCAGATTCAGGATCCGGATCAGGTTTCAAGCCAACCACCTGTCTTACCTCATTCGGTGACATAATCTCATTACGAGTGAACTTGTCAGCGATTTCAGCAATTGCAGATACTGGTACAAGCTTGAATGGCTGTCTAAAGAATAAGATCGATTGCATTTGCGATCTTGCTGTTTTTGTTAAGAACTTTCTGTAATACTCATCTCGAATAGCTGAGATTAGAGGTTCGATGGCCTGATTGTAATAGTTAGTCATTGTCTGCTCATCAGCCTTACCGTTTAGAATTTCTTCTGTAATGCCGATCTGAGCGTAGACCTGATTTGTGAGATACTCGATTGATTTGAGTAAGTTATTCTCAACAGGTCTATTTAACTGAACTATCTTTTCCGTACCATCGGTGTAAGCAATGCCGTATTTAGAACCTTCGAGTTGCATCTCGATTTCTTTTCGCCTTTGCTCAGCCTGTGTTCGTCTAGCTTCTGATTTGATTACATATGGCAACTGAATAATAAGATCCAGTTTACCAGAGCTGCTTTGTTCATCAACACCATCCAAAAGATTCAACTTCCGAATCAGCCTCTGAAGTGTTGAGTTCGGCTCATTCATGATTGAATAGAACGGATTTTGAATTATGGCAGCATTTCGTTTCGGAACCCAAAGTTCTTCAAACTTTCCGAGACGATCGTTATAGATCTGTACTCGAATATTGTCCGGAGCCCACTCCAAAACCTTAGCGGTACGCATCGTCTTGATGTCGTAGCTGCCAGTTACGTTTGGATTCTCTGTGGTATCTACCGGAACGATCGCTACGCAGCCTTCTTCAAGCATTTCCATAACCACGTTCTGTATAAAAGCACGTGCTGTCTGGTCTTTGTTTGCTTCGACTGTGAGGCAGTTATTCAAATAAGAATCTACATCTTCTACATACCCACCATTTTCGTCAATCTTTACATGTTTGATTGCGATTGCTGCTACATCCATCGACAATCTTGTGTAGATAGATGAGACAATGCTTCGATCAGTTCCACGTAAAGGACGAGTTCGGACAGGATTAGAATAGGATACTTCCCCATAGTTAATAGTAGGAGTTGGATCCCTATTTAAAAAGGCGTTCCACGCATGGGAAAGCCTATCGCCGAATGTAGGCATATCCTACCTCCTAGTTGTTAAATATTTCCTTTTCTACCGTATTTCTGTTCGTATTCTCTTCTTTTTTTAGAACTTCCGGTTATTGTATCATAAGCATCCTTATACTCTTCATGCTGTTTTCTTTCTTTTTCCCCAACATTTGGATTGATACCATGATCTTGTGGATTGTATTTGAGCTCTGATAAAGCAACATCCTTAAACTTATTCACCCTAGCTAATCTGTCAAAAACATTCTTTCCTGTAGCTTTATAAGCATTCCCTGCTTCTTCCCAGTACTTGTTTGTTAATGATCTCTGCTTCAAATATTTATCTGTTTCTTTGATAAGTTTTTCGCCAGCTTTAGTAAATGCATACCCTGTTTTTGCAATGTGCTCGCTTTCGATCTTGCTAACATTTTTATAAGCGTCATTTACTTTATTTAATTGTGCGTTTAGTTTACCGCTAGCTTTCCAGGCTTTATCCTCAGCTTTGATATACTTCTTTACTGTTTCTTTTTGATCGGTTTCTGCGTCTGCTTTTTTACGTGCTTTGATCTCTTGTTTTTCATTTCGATATCTAGCAGCAGCTTCTTTGTTCTTATTTTTATAAATAGCTCTTCCGATCAAACCACCATTTATAGTCGCTTCTTTGAGGCCTTTTCTATATGATTCAGTTTCGGAACTATATCCATATCTTTGTCTGCCTTCTGAAGTCAAAGAACCATCGGCATTCTGAAAACGTCTAACACCCCATTTCTGCCCAGGGATACCATGATGGTAGAGTGTGTCTCCGTTGTAATTCATATTATTCCCTCCATAAAAAGAAAAAGGCTTTGAAAGCCTAATTCATTTAACTAAATCCATGTCCATTAAAATGTTACTTAGTTTTTCGCC